AAAAAAAATAGAAGTTCAATATCCTGATGTAAAAAATGTTTTTGAAGCTTATCAACGTTGGAATAATACTTTAATTACCTTTGCAGAAAATAAAGGATTGTTAAGTAAATTTAAATCTAACAATAAAATAATAGAAGAGTTAGAAAAAAAAGGTATTGACCAAGCTACTTTAGATAGATTAGCTCAACTATCAAAAGAAAATGGTGGCAGAAGCGTTCAAGAAATAAGAGAATTTGCTGTACAAAATGATATAGATATCAGAGGACAAGCAGACCTTTGGCGAGAACATTCTAGTTATTATCCTTTTTATCGTGACATGGTAGATGATACAGGTATTACTGCTCCTACTGTAGCTGGTGGGTCTTTGCCTAATAATCCATTAAGTATTTCTTTAGAAGGTTCAGAAGACCCTTTAAATATAAATCCTTTAGAAGCTATATCTAGAAACTCTTTATCAATACTTACTGCATCATTAAAAAATGATGGATTAGCAAAACTTATAAGAGACTTAGAACTTATGGGAGAAGCTAAAGAAGTAACACCAAAAGAGTCTGCTAAATTAAATACTATATTTGTTTTTGATGAAGGTATTAAAAGACACTACGAAGTAGATGTAGAGTTGGTAAACGCTTTGCAATCTGTAGGTGGTACACAAAGAGGCATGATAGAAAAAGTATTAGCTATGCCTGCAGGATTTTTACGAGAAACTGTTACTAGAGACCCAGGTTTCGTTGTGGTAAACATTTTAAGAGATACCTTTTCTACTATGGTTACTTCAGGTGCAGACTTCGTGCCTGTTATAGATTCGTTTAAAAATCTAGTAGGCGACATGGAAAACCTTAAAAAGTTTGGTGTGCTAGGTGGTTATGACTTTTCTAATGATGAAGGTAGTGTCAAAGAATATATCACTCGAACTATGCGTAGAGAGGGATTAACACCAGATAACGGAATGTCGGCACAAAAACTATTTTTTAAACTTTGGGATGGTTTGGGTGAATTAACTACAAGGTCAGATGGTGCAACAAGACAAGCAGTCTATGATGGAGTTTATAAAAAATTAATTAAAGAAGGTTATAACGAAGCACAGGCACAATCAGAAGCAGCTTATCAAGCTCTAGAAATAATTAACTTTGGTCGTAGAGGATTGAATCCTACGTTTAAAATAATTACTGCAGCAATACCTTTTTTCAATGCCAGAATACAAGGTTTAGATATTATTTATCGTGCAGGTAGTGGTAAATATTCTGCTGTAGAAAAACTGCAACAAGGTGAAACTTTAAAAGATGTACAAGGTCGTATCTTAAAAAATGTTGCATTAAAATCTGGAGTTTTATCGGCTATCACTCTTATATATTATTTATTAGTACATGATAGTGATGAATATAAAAATCTTAAGCGAGAAGTAAGAGATGATAATTGGGTAGTTCCAGTAGGATTTAATCATGCAGTAAAAATACCAATACCTTTTGAAGTAGGATTTTTATTTAAAGTAGTTCCTGAAAGATTTTTTGATATGACTTTAGGAGATGAAGCTTTTACTAGAAGTTCAGTAAACGAAGCAGGAACCTCTATATCTAGAGGTTTAGGTACTTCTCTTGCAATACCTTTCTTTGATGCTGGGGGTGTACAAGCATTAAAACCAATAGTAGAAGCATTAATAAATAAAAACTCTTTTACCAAACAAGACATTGTTCCTTACTATCAACTACAAAAAGAACCTGCGTTGCAATTCAGAGAAGGTACAAGCCAACTAGCAAAAGAAATAGGAGAACAACTAAACATTTCTCCTGCTAAAGTAGAGCACGTTTTTAGAGGGTACACAGGCACTCTAGGAGGCTATGTGGTGGCTTTGTCAGACACAATCACTAGATTGGTCACAGGTGAACCTTTAATGCCTAAAAATGCTAGTTTCTTGCAGAATACTCCACTTAGAAGATTGCTTTTAGATTATGATAAATCTGGTGGTTTGCAACAACAATTTTATGAATTACGAGGAGAGGTGGATAGAGCAGTAGCAACTATCAACTCATTAAAAAAAGAAAAAAGATTTGATGAACTATCAGCTTATAGGACTAACAGAAAAGGTGTATTGGATATCAAAGGTCAAATTAGAGCCTTAGAAAAATATCTAGCAAACTTTAGAGAAAGACGTAATAGACTATTACTAAATGAGAATATATCTGTTGCAGAGAAATCTGAACGACTCAGACAAATGGAAATAGAACGTGATAAACGACTAGCTTTTGTTCCAGAGTTAAGAAAGAGAGCCAATCTCCCTGTTATTAATATGAACCCTTTCTAGGTCTGCTATTCTTTTTTCTTCCTTAAAAGGCTTTAACCTAAAGAAATCAGAATGCTCAGGATAACGAGCATGAAATAACCTAGCATAAAAACTAATGTAATTATTACTGATTTTAAACTCCCCACTCTTGGTTTCTATTTCACTATGCCAACGTATTCTGTTGATAATCGCCCATTGGGAATAGTGCTTACGACCAGAAGCAATAGCCTCTAAGGTGTACTCTTCAAACTTATCCCACACTTTGGGATTGGCTTTGTGCCACTCCCACCATTCTTCTTTTCTTTCCTGCAAATCTCTTTGCAATTGTTCAACTAACATATTCATATATCGGCATCTCCTTGTGCGACAATATTTGTCACCAGTGAATAATATTTTTTTGGCGTAATAACAAGCTCACATCTAGCGTCACTTTTATCCACACCCCCAAACTTATAGACTATTTTATCTATCTCGTTATAGCTATCATCTGCTAACACACCTGCTTTTACTAAAGCATCACAGGTAAATTTGTCTATTATGGAACAAGGATTGCTCACATCTAAACGTCTCTTGCTCTTGGCAAAATAAGTGTATTCCAAGATAACAGGCTCAGTAAAAGGCTTTATGCCCTTTAAACTAGCTTGTAGGTTCTCTGAGTACAACTTTTTAGCAGTAGCTAACACCCTGTAATGTGCGTTGCGATAATTATTTAAGTTCAAGATAAACTTCTTATTCTTTGAATAATAAACTTCTAGCGGTAATTTAATCTGCATCGTGTTCTTCCACTATGGATTTTCTATAATCTAATAAGGCTTTGCCTCGCAACATACTATTTTGTGTCTTATCTTTCTTTCTTTTCCGCCAAATACTAGCATCCTTTTCCTTCTTGCTAGGCTCTAAAGATTCAAAACCAAACATATCTTTTTCTAATTCTTTATACCAAACATTGATATCTCGCATCCTTCTAACTCCGCCTTGTTGAATATCAATACATCTAAAGTCCATTAATTGCCAAAATCTATTTGCAGATATATCACTGCCACATCTTAGAGATATGCCTTTCTTAAAATTAATTTTACACATATCCTCTAAAGTATTTACTAGTCCTGCTCCATACCAATTCCCTCTAAGGTCATACTCAATACAAGCTTGATGTATTTTTAGATTCACTGAAGAAAAACTACCATGATATAAATAACCTGCGTGTTGATTATTGACCAAAGCTAATAAAATTCTTTGTTTATCCAACTCTCTCTCGAACACTTGCTTGGGATAAAATGACAAATCTTCTGCATTTTTCTTTTGCAAATAATCTATAAACTTTAAATCGTTTTGGTTTGCATATCTAATGTCTAGTTTCATGGCTCTGATAGATTGATTTTACAGTCACTGGTGAATATTATTTCGCAGCCAGGCTCTCCAGGCTTTATTTAATAAAAAAATCATCATCTTTTTCTAATAACTCTTCGACTTGTTTTAATAGTTCTGCTTCTGTTCCGTAGGCTTCTTCAAACCTTTTTTTATTTGGGTGTCTGCTTATGGGGTGTCTGTGACTGCCGTTTCTGTGATGATAGGAACACAAAGGCAAAACCTTCATGTGACTACGTTTTCCATCTATTATGTGGTGTATTTCAGCAGGGGTAGAAAGATAGCCATTATTACGACAAACAATACATCCTAACTCTCTAACTTTGTTCATGTGAGCAAGTTCCTTTTTGGTAGGAGGTTTACCCTTCATGCTCCGTATCTAGCTTGTTCTTTCCTCGCTGATACTTGTTCGGTTCGCCATTGTTCAAAACCAATCTCTAAAGCCTTCAATTGTACTTTTAAGGCACTTAAACCACTCTTAAAACGTGCAATTTTCAGTCTAGCTTCAAACAATTCTTCTTTGGATTCAGCATAAGTGTCTTGTGCAGATGAAGTTTTAATGCCTTCGCCTAATGCTTTTACCTTTAAGATGGCTTGTAGTTTCTTCACTTCGGCTTCAGATTTAAGAACATCATACTCAGTCTTTTCTATTAACACAGCAAGTTCTCTGATTTTGTGCATCCAATTCTCAACTTCAATCATGCTTCCTCCGTCATTGCATTTTCTTCGTTCTCTATATCACTAAGCCATTCATCAAAAGGTTGTCTAACCCATTCTGGCATATCATTCATAAGAACAACTAACTTTGGGTTATCATTCCATTCAACAGCTATTTGACTAGCTACTATTCTTCTCTTCATGCTTCCCCCTTTTTTATATCATGCTTCACATTTTTTAATCTTTCAGATAAATCATGTTCATTTGTTTTGATTTTTTTGTGACCAAACATTTCATTAAATACCTGTTGAGCCATACTTCTTGAGTACGGCTCTTCGTTATGACCCAACTTTTCTTTCGTGTTCATAAAAAACCATCTAGTAAAATTAGCTTCGTATGGTTCGCTGTCTTCAAATTCAAACTTCATCTGTGCCTCCAAAATATTATTCACTAGTTAAGAGATTTTTTGTCATTTCACTCAGTTCATACAAAACCATTTTATAACTATGCACAGGTATCTCTTGGTTATTGTCATTAGCTGACTCGAAATGATTAATACAATACTCAATATGATTGTGTATTTTTTCTAAACCCTCTTTTAACTGACGTTTTTCTACGTCTCCCAATTTCTTGATAGACTTAGAACGGAATGTCGTCATCGCTAATCTCAGGTTTAGGTTGAGCCACAGGTGTAGCAGGTTCTACTTTTCGTTGTGGTTGTGGAATATCTAAACGAGCATACTTGTAGTCATTCCCATTTTTACTTCTTCTATCCCATAAAGCTACTCGCATTTCTGCTTCTTCGCCATTCTTAACCTTCTCTACTAAAGCTTTTAGTAGTTCCTTATCCAAAGCAACTTTACCTGTCCAATCAGGTTGTTTGTCGTTTTGTTTGTAATTATTAGTGTAGATTGCTCCGTCACTTTGCATACGTTCTTCCATTATTCATCCTCCTTTGGTGGTAGTTTATTAACGTGGTGTTGTATGTTCGCATCTAGTAAGTCTTTGTAGTCTGGAAATTTATCTTTGAGTATGCCAATAGATTCACTATTAGCTTTATATAAATCAACTACGTCTTGTCTAGTTTTAAAAGCTTCTATAACTTTTGTTGTACCTTCTACGAAAGTTTTCGCCCATCCTTCGTCATGTTCAACACTTCTATCAATGATAGTTTCAGGCTCTAACTCTTCTACTTTTGGTTCTGGTTCTTTCTTGCCTTTCGGTTGTTTATCCTTTTCGGCATCAGGCAAAGTATCATCCGACATACCTGCAAATACTGAAATGCCTAAACCAAACATAGCGACATTCTTAACTAAACATCGCATCGCATTATCAGATACTTGCCTAGCATGAGGATTGACCACAGGATTATTCTTATAATCCATTACAGGTAATCGCATTTCCCTGACTAGGTTATCGATAGTTATTCTAGTAGCAACTTCGGTACTACCATCTGGTAGAGTTTTATAAGGTACTCCGTCAAACTCAATAAATTCATATTGTGCTTGTGGATATTGACTCATTAAAAGCATCCACATTCTGCTCCAAGATAAATAAGTAAGTTTCATCTTCTCCTCTGTGTACTCTGACACATCCACTTTGGAAAGGTTATCCCAAACCTCCTTATAAGTTAGTTCTTCTGACATTATGCTACCTCTTCAATGTAATTAATTCTTTCTCTATCGTGACCTGAATCTCTTCTTTCATGTAATTCATCAGGAGTTAAGTCTTTATAAAAATCAAAAATAGCATCAACAAATTTATTGACATCAATATCTTGTTTAAAAGTATTCATCATAATATCTCTCTTGATACTCTTTTCATATAAATTCCAAGAATCCCATATTATTTTTAATTTTGTTTTTCCACTTAATGAATAAGGCACATCAATTCCTGTGTTGTAATGCCAATTTAAACCTAATTTTTTATTAACTTTTTTAGTTTCATCCCATAAATCAAACTTGTTGTATTCTTCCTGCAACTTTTCTATTCTGTCGCCTAGCCTTCCTATTTCTCTGATTCTTTTTTGAAAATCTTTGAATGTCTTTGTTTTCTTTATTGATTGCAACTTTTTAAGGTTGTGTTCATTAATTTTTGACTCTACATCTTTTAATATAAAATCTCTTTCTTCTGCTGTTAATCGCATCTGTTCTCCTGTTGATATTGATTACAAAATTCAGACACATCACAATAATCCTTACAACGTATCGCTTCTCCTTTCAGAAACTCGATAGTCAAATTTTTATCATCGTGTCCATCTAAATACTCTTCGGCTAATTCCTGTGTCTCCAATACACGCAAGGCAGACTTCCGCCCTTTTTTCATAACTCGATAAGTATCTTTTCTTCTCCACTGTTCCACATCAGTACAAGGAGGTAATTCCTTAGTGATTAGATAATCAGCTTCTGCGTTTTGGTGGATTGAAACTCTTTCTTTGATGAACCTTTCTTGTTCTTCATTACTCCATTTGGGTATTTGAATCACAGATACAGGAGCAGATGGATAGTTTCCGCCACTGCGTTGTAATTGGTTTTTGCTCCAGTCTCTGTTGATTGTAATAATATTTAACTGGTGAATAGTATTTTCTGGATAGTTCTGGCGGTATAACCAATCATAACAATTCAACTGTTGTTCCCATTCTTTTTTGCCATCAGTCATAGCATTTACAACTGTCCAACTACTAGTCACTTTGTAGTCTTTTAAAATCTTTTCATCGATAGCGATAGAATCTGTCTGTCCACTAACTGTCCATCCGTTTACTGTGGCATACATACGTTCCTCTGTAATAGTGTCTGAGGAGTCCATATTGGCTCGTTCTAGGATGGAATGAACACTTTGCCCTAATAACTTCCAAATCTCGTCAGAAACGTCTAAAACTAGGTTCTCGTCATGCTCCTCTCTAAGTATTCTTATTTGTGGTGGTTGCAACAAACCTGTCACAGAAATTGTAGATTCGCCTTTGGTATAGCTATCATTATGCAAGGCTCTTACAACTTCTTTAGGTATGTTATTGACGTTGGTATATTTCACTTAGTCTAATTCAAAGTTTTTTAATATCATTGCTTTGCCAACAATATTATCTATCTTTAACTCCTTAACTCTAAGAAAATCCCAAAACATTTCTGTTGCTTTTTCATTAAGTTCTAAATCTCTTAACTTTCCTTCTTCGTTAATAATCATCTGTTTTTCTTTGTCTTTGTATAAACAGTGAACAACTTCTATATAACCCCCTACTGCTTTTTGCATTTCTCCTAAAGTAGGTTTCTCCTTTGACTCAACGTGAGTCTCCTCTCCGTCTGTATCTATTATTAGATATTCAAACATCTTTCCCCTCCTGAATTTTTTTTCTTTCACTTTCACTCTTAGGATAAGAAGGCAAAGTATTTGCTGTTGCTCTACCTGATAATCCTTCTGTTAGATACCTCCAAAGCTTCTCATTGTTTGGCGGTATTGATATTCTTTCTTTTTTTACATTCTCCATATTCCAACTCCTTCTTCTAATTGTCTTACTGTGAATTTAGTATTAGGGTTTTTGTGCCTATATCTCAAAACAAAGTTCCTAATTATCTTTACCTCTTGAGGTATTTTTGTCTTTGCCATTTCAATTAAAATATGGTCTCCAACTTTCATAGTCTCTAAAGGTATGTCATATTTTCTAGGCTTTCCCCTACCGATTGGTAGAGGTACACCTTCTTTAATTTCAAATTTCATTTATGCTCCTGTATTAATAATATCCTGCTATTTGCATTCCAGGTTCGTCATAGAAAGCTGATATAGAAACATCAGGAAAATCTTCTCTTAATTTGTCAATAATTGGATGAGGTGGCGACCATGCGGTTTCAAATTCATACTCTATGTAATCAGTGCCTTCTGATACAACTTCTACACAAGAAGCATCCCATTTAGTACCCCAATTTTCGCATTGCCACGAATACCATCTATCATCATTTTTTCCATCAGGAAAGTTATTAGTAGTCATTATCACTACCCCTTCGTTATTTTTTATTTCTTCTTTGACAGGCAGTTCTCCTTTTTCATTTGGTATCTTCTTCCAATTAGGAGCAGGTATTATGTTGTTAAAACTAAGAGCAGAGTCTTTTGTAGAAACTAGCTTTGTTATTTTTTTGATATCTTCTTCAGAGCCAGATATCGAAACTCTATTCATACACCAATTAGGCATTTTCATTCTCCATTATAAAATTAATTAAACTCATAGAAGCTCCAACTTTTATGATGTTAGATAGAAGTTTAAACGATGTCTTGCAAATGTGCAAGTAATGATTTACTATCTAGGAATGGAGAGTAAAGAGTTAGATTACGCAATTCTCAAACAAGCAATTAGAGATGTAGCAAGTAAAGAAAAAGCAACTCGAAAAAAAGCTATCTCCTACTGTGATTCCAACGACTTCAAAAATCTTTGTCTAAGAAATAATCTTAACACAAAAAAGTTAGCAGAAAGTATAAAAGAATTACTAGATTATCCTTTAATATCTAGAAAAAAATTAGCCAATCAGATAGCTAATATAATTGATAAAAGTTTAATTAAAGAGAGTGCTTAGTAGGTATATATACTTACTAAGTTTTTAATAATAAGTATCTACTAAGTAGTAAGTATATACAGCATAAACGGAGGTCTTATGCAAAGTCAAGAGCAGAGTGAAATAAAAAATCACATCAGCATCAATCCCAAAACAAATAATTTCAGGCACGGACAATATAAAATTACTTGTCCATCCTGCCAAAAAGATAGAAAAAAACACCGAAACGACACCCCATTATCAGTCAATATCAATGCAGAAACTATTGTTTATCATTGTCATCATTGCGGTATAAATGGAGCAATGCCAAGACTAAAAGGAGCAAATATGTCAGTAATCAAAGAACCACAGATAAAAAAAATTACACCCCCAAAAAACGATACCGATGGTAAGTCAGCACAGTGGCTAAAAAACAGGGGAATAAGTGTAGAAACGGCAGAAGAATGCGGTTGTATATTGACCGAAAAAAATAATTCACCAGTGATAGGTTTTTCGTTTCAGGACTCTGGAAACACGATTGCAGTCAAATGGCGAACCGCAAATGGACAAAAGGATTTTTGGTGGGATAACAACGCAACTAAGCTATGGGGAAGACAAATACACAACGACAGTCTGCCCTCGATAGACAAAACCATTGTCATAACTGAAGGAGAAATAGACCAATTAAGTATCAAAGAAGCTTTTCGTAATCATTCAAACATAGATGTTTACTCAGTTCCGAATGGAGCACCTAATAAAATCACAGATAGCAAGATAGACCCTAGTGAAGATGGTAGATTCAAGTATGTTTGGGAAGAAAGAGACAAGTTCAGAGACGTAGAAAGGATAATTTTAGCGACAGATTCAGACGAAAACGGACAAATATTAGCAGATGAATTGTCTCGTAGATTAAACAAAGCTAGATGCTATCTAGTAGATTACAAAGGATGTAAAGATGCCAATGAATTACTGACTAAAACTGATAGTCAAACTCTTAGAGAGCAAGTTCTCAATGCTGAACCTGTACCTTTACATGGTCTGAATAGCATTGACCATTACTCAGATGAATTTCAAAACCTTTATGAACAGGGCAAACCAAGAGGAGTCAGCACAGGAATTGCTTCGGTTGATGAGTTATTTACCTTGCAAACAGGCTATCTAAACGTAGTCACAGGCTATCCGGGAGACGGAAAATCAGCATTTATCGACCAAATAGTAGTAAATGTAGCTAAAACTCATGGATGGAAGACTTGTTTTTGTTCTTTTGAGAAACCGCCAACACTTCACAGTGTGCAATTAGCACAATGTTTGGTGGGTAAACCCTTTTTTGAAGGGCAGAATCAACGTATGACACAGGAAGAGAAAGACTTTGCGGAAAATTGGATTACTGAACATATACTATTTCAAGATTATCAAGATGGTGGATTGCCAACAATTGAAAGCATTTTGGAAAAGGGAGCAAGTGCAGTAATGCGATATGGCATAAGAATACTAGTTATAGACCCTTTCAACTTTATACAGACCGATTACAAAGGTTTAGAAACGGATATGGTCAGTGATATGCTCACTAAAGTTCAATTGTTTTGCAAACAGCATGACGTTTGTTGCTTTTTTGTCTCACATCCTACAAAACCTGCTGAACGTGGTAAAAAACAGATAGTCACAGGGGTTGATATAGCAAAATCTATGGCTTGGTTTAGTAAAGCAGATATGGGATTGACAGTCTTTAGAGGAGAAGATAATGTTAGCATCAATGTTTGGAAAGCTAGGTGGGGATGGAGTGCAAAATGTGGCACAACAAATCTTACTTTTAACCCTGTAAATGGAAGATACAATGAAGCAGAAGAAGTCCAAGACGATTACGATTGGGAGTTCTGAACAGAACCTACATCTTAACGACATAGGCAGTCCAAACTTACACAAAAATCATAAAGTTTGTGTTCGGTCAATCGATGACACCAAGCTAGGCAGAGCCATAGTCCTAGACCAACACATAATAGACGTTATGTTTCACGAAGACTATCTCAGTGCAAAACAACACAATGTTTGCAATAAATATCTAGGTATTATTTCACGTTCAGGTTGCTTCGCCAGTGCACCGGGGTTAGAAAAAATATTATTCGCTGGTGAGAGTAATTTCACCAAACCTGTTCCTAAAGCCTGTGTTTTATTAGGAGTTCAAAGATTAATTAAGGAAGTTTGCGGTGGCGAAAAAGAAAAAATCTTCTGGAAAATCATGTCTGAGAATCCAAAAAAGGTAAATAGTGTACAGATTCACGTCACTTTGGAGTGTGCTGATGCCTTGCTAGATTTTTGGTATGTTAATCAGGAGAGTCCTGTATCTTTGTTTCAACAAGCCCTGACAAGCCCTTAGCAGGTTCAGATAAACTGCCAGAATAAATCATTTTACCCTCTTCTTCAGCAGTATCTTCTTCTACTTCGAGACCTTTTAGGTCGGCTTCGTTGTGTATCATGTGGATAATTTGTTTGTTGAGAGAACGACTCTCTTTCTTTGCAAGTGCGTGAGCAAGTTCATAAGTTTCTTGCGAACACCTAATGAATAGATTCTTCATCTTCAATTTCCTCGTCTAATTCTTTATAAATAATTACAGGAGATTCCTGTACCTCAGCAATAGCTACTGACTCTCTACCTAACTGATAAAATCTTTTCTTTTCTAATTGATTGATAGCCGAGTCCAACATATATTCATTGGCTCTGATGAGTGGGTCATCTAACAATGATATAGCAAAGGTTATGGCATCAACCTCGTTCTTGAATATCCAAACCAAATGAACCCAATCTGCTTTGCTTTTAGTTGAATTGGGATTGTTAGGCTCAGGAATATCAATCTTATAAGTGTGTCTTACTACTGCAAACATCTAATTATTATAAGCAAAAAGCTATCACATTGAAAGCAATGTTTCATGTGAAACCAACACCACAGATTTCCATAGCTCCAAACGGAATCTGTAAAATATTATTCACTAGTGAATATAATTACATCTCAGAGCCTCTCTGGATTAATTAAGCTGTCTTGGAGCTTCGTACACCAGTGATAGATTAGGTGGACTATCATACTTCTGTGATGGACTATCACACTTTAGAAAAAAATTTGTGGATTTTTGGTCGAGGAGGATAGTAGTGCAGGTGGCTATTTCTCCTGCTTCTGTATACAACCAATCTTACTATCCCCCTTCGTTATATTGGTCAGGGAGGATAGATAGCTAAATATACAGTAATTCTATCCCCCCTTTCCTATGATATCTAACTTTTAGATATGGAGGTCTCTGTTAAGAGATTCACTACTCTATCATCAAATGATAGCAAATTGCAAGAGTTATTAACAATTTATCCACAGGTTTATCCACAGATTTATTTACTGGTAAAAAATATTATTAACGCAGTGACATATATAAATTTTTACATTTTCTAGCTGTAAAAAAACACCCACGCTAGAACCCAGTAAATATATATCACTAGTGAATATTTTTTTTCTATAAATCCTGGAGCCAGAAATTTCGACCAAAAAAAAAGGCGGTAGCTACCTGTAAAAGTAGCTACCGCCTTAATTTTATTTATTCCTCTTCTGGAATATAAATTATCTCTGATTCTCCACGACCATTAAGATATGCCAAAGCATCGTTCTTATTGATTGTTTTCTCAAAGAGATTTGTATTATGCCTTTTAGTCACGTTGGATTTGTCTCCTAAGTTGCCATTCATTAGCCACCTATCAGCAAACCAATTCGCCCTATCCTTATCTAGTGTCCAAGAAAACCCTTTATCATCCATGCCACCACGAAAGATTGTTATCTCTTCAGGCAAAGAATCAAAAAAGGCTTTCTCTTTTTCATCCATCATTAGATGAGGATTTGCATATTGTTCTGTTAATAAACTTTTCCAAGAATATTTGTTTTGATATATATTCTCGGAGTCTATCCAAGCAGAAACAATAACATCCCAATATTCCTCATCGGAATCTGGAATCCACCAATCAGCATAAGCATTTAACAAAGCATCATGCCTGTAAGGTCTTTCATGCAAATAGATAAATCTATGAATATCGTTTTGTTCAATAGCATCTTGCACTTGAAGAACCTTAGCTTCATATTGCAAGTTGTATTGAGTTATATTCAAAGGATTATCTTCTGACATTGGCACGACAACCAACAAAGGATGATGAATCATTTTTCCAAAAGAAGCTTCCTCGATTCTCTCTTTCAAGTCAGCATTCAATTCAACCTTCTTACTGAAGTCAAAATTAGTCATGCTTTCTAAAGAAAAGAGTTTACCAAGTTGTTCTTGTATTTCTCGCAGTCTATCCATAACTCTATTTGATATCTGCTTTTCCGAACCATTTCATATACGTCTTTACGAGAAAATTCATAAGACGACTTGGATTATTTTTAAATCCAAAAGGCGGATAATAGCCTTTAGGATAAACCCATATATGATATTGGTTAGAAGTGTTTACAAGATGATGAGAAGGCGGAAATAATTCCACCCCCCATCTTTGCTTACCATCTGGCACTAGGGCATTTTTGATTTCGTATAAATCTTCCCAAGACCTTAGAGGTTTCTTATCAAGTCTTTTGATAGATAGATAAGTCATACCTTCGGTCATTTCCCTAGAAAAAACATCGTTGCTTTCATGTACTAAAACTTGATAAGTATCGTTCATAAAAACAGGAGTTTTATCTTGGTCAGAAATTAATTTTTCCAATAACTTAGAATCAAAATTTATCCCTAGTTGAGTTTTCATAACTTTCTTTAAGTCTTTTACTCTTTCCTCCATTGGAAGATTGAGAGGATTAAAGTGTGCCTTTTCAAAGTTGTCAATACTCATGCTTCCTCCATGTTCGGATTATAAGCAACAATATCAATCTTATATTTCAAAGTTTTTATTGTTTCCAAGTGGTATTTATTAAAAGTTTTTTGGTCAATTAACTTTGCGAATTTCTTTGCAGTGTTGCAAAAAGGATAGCAAAGGTCATTACCATAAACATTTTTATAGAATACCTTCATATTTAAATTATTCATAAGACCTCCATCTTATAAAAATTAGTTTAAAAAAGTTGGCTTGTAAGCCAACACCTAGACCAGAACAATCAGGTGAAAATTATTCGCTAGTGAATAATATTTTTTTATCTTGTTCTGGTTTCGATTGAATCTCACAATCTCCTCAGTAGGTTTAAGTCTCTGTAAAAGTTATAGTTATACCATCACTTACAAGACCAGATACGTTTGCAAAAATACTCATAACAATTGTGTCAATTTCGTACTTTGCTTCGTAAAGTGTGTCGCATCTAAAATTTTTAGAAAAAGGCACAGCAGTTTCAAAATCATACCAAGCCATTTTGAAATTTGGATAAACGACATAATGTTTAAGATGATTATTTCTAGCAATAACAAAGTTTCGATAAAGATATTCTTTCCAATCTTTATTTTCTGATACTTTTGCTATTGCCATTTGATTACGAAGAAACTCATAAGCTTCAGGAAAATCTTTATAAGCTTTTTGCACTTTGACTTTTGTCTTGTGCCAATCGCTTTCCTTTGGCTCTGCTTTCATTTTGTGATAAAAATCTTTAAGACGTTTATTACACTTTTCAAAATCATCCATGAGCATAAGATATCTATGAGTTAGATTACCTTTTGCGATACAAACCTTATATTCAAAATCAAGTTTATTAAGAATATTTTTAATGGTATGTGACGTTGAATGATAACCGCTTTCATAGTAGCTTCGCATTGAATTAGGACAATTAGGATAACTGTCTAATTTTGTTTTGCTCATTTCTAAAGCATCTTTCAATAATTTTTCCATAAGACCTCCATCTTATAAAAGTTAATTAAACTGATTTCGGCTCTTTTGAGCCACCCTCCTAAAAGGGTACGTTTTCACGTTCATCAGGCAAAACACACATTTTGCTATCAGTTTTTAAAATTAGACCTCCATACAGGCTCATAGAGGGCAAAACTAATAGCAAGTGATATCTGAGTACCCCTCAAATATCACTCGCTAATAGAAAGTTTTTAGTCGTAGAATCTAGCAGTATCTACATAGACCACCTCGCCAAAGGCAAGACGTTCTGAATAACTGCTTTTTTCAGTACAACACCAAAACACAGGAACATCAGGCTCAACGTCTTCAGAAACGTCTCCCCAACCATCGGTAAAATACACTAAGGCTTGAACGTCTTCGGCATCATCAGTGTAGTCATTCAACAGATTAAATACAGGGTCAAACTCTGTACCGCCACCGCCACGAACTACTAACTCTAATTCATCGCCTGAAGATAAATCATAGTAATCCCACCATTCCCCCTGTCCATTTTTACGAACAGTTGTGTCACAGTAGCAAACTCTGATTTTTTCAAGACCGCAGTCTTCCGCCATAGCTTGTATCTCAGTAGCAAATTTATTCAATTCGTATTGAGATACAGAACCTGAAGTATCGATTGCAACCGCTAACTCGCCACCTTGTGGAGACCTAGTTTTACTCGGCAAATTTAAACCTTGCCATGCAAACCTTTTATTCAGTCTCGACCATGAGTAATCGTTAGCAACAGAAGAACGTAAAAGGTCATTCAATTGTTCTTTCCAATCAATTGAAGTCTCTTTCAATTCTTCCATTCTGCCACCGCAAGACGAATTAGTACCGCTTCCAACAGCTACTTCTAGCTTGTCAGATAAGGCTACTGCTCTTTGAATCTCAGTTGAGATTTCTTGAATCTCAGCATCACTCAATGGCTTTCCTTCATCGTCAGTTGCATCCAACACCTCGCCAATAGTTGAAGGAATAGCATCTAAATCAATCGACTCAGATTCTTCGCCATCTTCGTCAGTTTCTTCATCAGAAATATTTCCTTCACTAGTGTCTGGTATTTCAGAATCTTGCGAATCATCCTCCATGTCCGCATTCTGATTTTGTTCCTTGACTTGCTCGATTGCTTCTTGCAGGTCATCTTCATTTTTAATTAAATGTTGATAAACCTTTTCCGCAGACCAACCCTTGTATTTATGGTCAAGTAAACCGCCAAAAGGCAATTCAAAATTTAAATCCCAATACAAGTAAGCATTGATAACGTAATCACAAGCAATATTCCATACTTTAGGATGACGTTTACCACGTCTTAGTGGATGTTCATAAACAACGTGCAATGCTTCGTGAACAAGTACACCTCGCAATTCTGCTTCGGTTAATTTATCCACGAATGGCGGATAGTAAAAAATGTTTTTACCATCAGTCGCCATCGTATCGCACTTTGATTCTTCACATTCAACCAAGTCAAGATTAAGGAGCATACTAGCCATGCCAATATGCCCTTTCATCAATTTTGCTCTAGCCTTAATTATGGTTTCAAGAGTTTTCATCTTTCTTACCTCCATAAATTTTGTCGAACAAATTGCCTTTCAATCCATCAATAGATTGTTCAAGACCTTCGGCAACCTGTTCACGTTTTTGCTTTCCTAAATCTGTTTCGTCTCTAAGAGAATCAACAGAATTTATTGTTGCAAGAACAGAACAAAGACTTTGATGAGCATCAGCAATATTTTTATTATTGCCTAGTACATCCTGATTAATAGAAGGTAGCACTTCAACCGCTTGTCTCAATTTCTCGAAACTAGATTTGTTGAAGAATCCGCCCTTCTGCTTGTTGTCAGGGTCATACTCTTTGAGTTTAGTCGCAACGTGATTAACTTGTTCTAGTAAAGCATCAACAGTAATTGTCATTACGTTTTTGATGTTTTTGTTAGACCTGTTAATCGCATCCGCTTCTATTCTCTGCCTTAACTTTTCTGAGACGTTAAGTCTAATATCGTTTCCGAAAGTAGGTACAGGAGTCATTTCAAATTGAAACAAAAACTTTTGTCTTAATTTGTCAAAATCAATGTAGTCACTTTCTCTGAAAGCATCGCCCAAGTTTCTCTTCGCCATTTCCATTTGTTTAGGATAGCTTCTGAGAAAGCCTTGAACTTCTTTATCCCAAACAAGAGTAGCTTGGTCTACTTCATACTGAAGTCGTTCAAGATTCGTGTTAGGGCAAAGTCGCCATTCCGATAAAACTTTTCCCTCGTCATCAAGGGATGAAGAATCATCCCACGGCAAAGTTAAAGGTTTATAAAAGTCATTCCTAAACTTATCTAAAATTTGGCGAAACTCTTTATTGATATTTCGACCAAAGATGTGTTTAGAAACACCTAACAATTTATCGTCTGATACTTTCGTATCTTCCGCTAAACCGCTTCTCAATTTCTTATCGACTTTAATGCCTGATGGATGTCTTGCAGTAAGACGAACCAACATACAATTTTCCGATAAGGTATTTGTTAATTTTTTATCCATATTAGAACCTCCATTCTGTTAGATAAAAGTTATCTGATTTCACAGTTTTCTGCTCGTCAGTTGGAATCACATTCCAATATCAGATATTGAAGTGAGCAAGATGTAATTTTATTCACTAGCGAATAATATTTTTTTACATCTCGCCCAATTCAGTTTTCAACCTAGACTTCTAAGTCTTGATTCCTGATTTTAAAATCGGAATAAGTAGAAGTTTCTGCTAAGTCTGGAATTGCTCCAATCAAAGAACGAACATAGAAAATCGCAAATTCAGGAGTAGGTAATTTCTCAACATAGTTAAGACTATTTTGAAAATAATTAGCTACATTTGGATTATCCATTTCCGATTTAAGAATCGAAACTAATGCACAAACTAGAGCATAAGATTTACCGCCCTCATCAATCATTTCTACGTCTTTGCCTTCACAAATATCTTGAACATTCGGCAAGTCATTTTTCAAAGACAAAAAGGTAAGAAATTCAATCGAAGCAGTCTCGCCAATATCCCCTTCACAAACTAGTTGCAAAATTTCTTTTGGCGGATTCGTTTTCAATGTATCAGAAAGACGAACCCAAGAACGTGGACTCGGCTGGGGAGTCGTAATTTTTGGGTCAAAGTCGCAAAGGTACTGAGGCTCATAACTAATGAATCCCAATACGTCAGGACTTACATCATTCTCAGTCGCCCAAGAAATCCAATCGTTAATGTTTTCATCTACATTCAACATTGTGCATCTGTCATTGACTTGCGTAGGAATTTTATTTGCTCCTGCTCTGTCAGTTGCCCTGTTTCCTGCACAAACAATTTTCCACCCATCAGGCAAAACGTACTCTCCGATTTTTCTTTCATAGAGTAATTGTCCGCACACACACATGACCGAAGAATGAGCCTGAGCAAATTCATCAAAAAATAATATGCCCTCGCCACCAATTGGGAGATTACCTAAGAAGGCTCTCTTTTGTTGGTTATCTTCGTCTATGTAAGGCAAACCGCCTAAATCAACAGTCTCATAAAGTGACAGTCTAAAATCAATAAATCCAAACTGTTTTTTAGTTGGATTGATTGAATTAACAATCTCTCTATCTTCTGCAAATTCTTCGGCTAGTTTCCTAACAATTGCACTTTTTCCAATCCCCGGTTTCCCTTGCAGGTAAGGGGTATTAGAACCCTTTAATATCGATTTCATCGATAATATAGCTTGACTCGGTTTCATATAAGACCTCCATCTTTTATACCAAGTTAGAATTCGTTAGCAGAATTGCTAACACCTAGAAGCAACCTTTTTACAGGCTAGACTTAAATCTATTTAATGCTTTTCGCTAGAGTTTCACTAGCACGTCAGTAGGTTTCTCTAAGAACTTCTTTTCCTAAAGTTAAATCGTAATGAATCTCCCTCGTTAGTTTAGGACTTTTAGTCTTGTCAATCCTAATCCAATTATTAGATTCTTTGTCCTGATAAAGTCTAGGCTCAAAGTAAATATGAGTCTCGTTATCGTTCATTTGATATTTTTCAAATGAGGGAATCCAATCATCAGATTCCATTCTCCAATCGATAAAATCATACCTAGTCATTACGTTGTCTTTTTTAATTAATTTAATTAAAGGCAAAATCTCTTTTACCAATTCAAGACTTTCACTTGAAGAAATATCCTCAATTACGAACTCAGTTAATCCTTTAGGCTTCCAATAATCATTACCTTCCGCAGGATTTTCTACGTTGTAATTTGCAAATGTCTGAAAAGTTAATACTAATTTGCTCATTTTTTTCTAACCCTCCATTAGTTAGTTATTAAAATAGTTGGCATTATTGCCAACCACCTAGACCAACCCAAATTAATTGAGTTGGTTTCGCCTGAATTTCACAGGCTCTTCAGTAGGTTTAGAATTGTTGAATAACATATCCTCCGCAATCAGTTTCTAAAACTGTGGTCACATCTTTTATGCTCTCCAATGTTGAATAAATTGTGCTTGTTCCATTGATTGAATAATCAGCAATCAATTCATCAACATTTTTATATTCCGCATAATCACAACAAATGGCAATCACATCTAATTCTAAATTTTCCAATTCAGACAAATGCTCGTACAAAGCCTTTAACCCTTCTCTTGAAAAGTTGTTGGCATATTGTCCTGAGTTTCCAAATTCATTAATGAATTGATTTTCGTTTAAAGTTTTATATATCATTTTCTATCCTCCACGATAGTTAGATAAGAGACTTAATTGTCTCTCCTCCTGAGTTTCTTGAATCCAATTAAGGATTCTCATTCAGCACGTTAATTCGTGGACTCTGGAGGGAGTCTCCCAATCGCAGTAATTATTCCAAACGTCACTACTAAACCGCAAAAGGGATTACAGGCTTCATGGCTTATGCTCGACCTGTATTGTTCATCGTACCCTGCACGTTGCAGACCTAGAGAACCCTCACTGTTTTAGGACAATCGCTGTGAGCCGACCTGCAACAAATGACACTTTAATTCGCATATTGCATGACGAAAGACCCTTAAAAAAGGGAGGGTCAAAAGTCGCTGTTGTCTGTCCATGCAGTAATTATAAACACAAGACACACCAGAACACAACATCAAGAGCATATTATTTGATAGCACTTTGTGAGCATAGTATTTATTTCACTAGTGACAGATAATATCTTGCATGACGCAATCAAAAAAACCTGAACTCAAAATCGTAAAAAAAGAACGTGAACTTACCGCCAAACAAAGAGCCTTTGTACATGAAATAGTAAAGGGCAAGTTGGACACTCATATTGACTGCTATATGAAAGTGTATGACGTGGCTAGAACCAAGACAGGAGCAATTCCAAAACACGCCCACGTGGACTGCAGTAGGTTAATGAGCAACCCTAAAGTTATCCTAGCAATTAGGAAGGGATTAGAGAGAAAAGAAGCATC